ATAATGACTCCCTCATAAAAGATCATTTTATTACTCAAGGATCTTTTAGTTGGAAAAACGGAATAAAGGATTCAGAGGTTATTTGGACTCCAAATAAAAGAGGTAGATTTTTTGTAACTTACATGCCGAAAGCTGCATTGCAAAATAATGTTATAAAAAAGAGTGGTAGATTTTTACCAGGCAATGAACATTTAGGTTCATTTGGCTGCGACTCTTACGATATTTCAGGAGTAGTAGTAGGTAAAGGATCTAACGGTTCTTTGCATGGGCTTACAAAATTTTCTATGGAAGAAATGCCAAGTAATCATTTTTTCCTGGAATATATTGCCAGACCTCAAACTGCCGAAATATTTTTTGAAGAAGTTTTGATGGCTTGTGTTTTTTATGGTATGCCTATTTTGTGCGAGAATAACAAACCAAGACTTTTATATCATTTTAAAAACAGAGGTTACAGAGACTTCTGTTTAAATAGACCTGATAAAAATTATTCTAAACTTTCAAAAACAGAAAAAGAGTTAGGTGGTATACCAAACACTTCTGAAGACGTAAAGCAATCGCATGCAGCAGCTATTGAGTCTTACATAGAAAAATATGTAGGACTGGATCAGCAGGGTATATATAGGACCAGAGGAGATATGGGTGATATGTATTTTCAAAGAACCCTTGAAGACTGGGCTAAATTTGACATTTCTAACCGAACAAGGTTTGATGCGTCTATTAGTTCAGGGTTGGCAATTATGGCTAACCAAAAACACTTATATACACCGTCAAAAGAAATGAGGAAAATAAGCATTAAATTTGCAACATATAACAACACTGATTCTCACAGTAGAATAAATAATAGATGAAAGAGGTAAAAATAGAAATCAATCAAGCCGCTTTCCCAGATCAGTTTGTTTCGGATAAACAAAAAGATTCAATAGAGTATGGCCTCCAAGTTGGACAGGCTATACAATATGAATGGTTTAGACGTGATAACGGCTCGTGTCGTTTTTTTGATCAATGGGGAGAGTTCAATCGTTTGAGGCTTTATGCACGTGGAGAACAATCTGTAGCTAAATACAAAAACGAAATTGCAGTTGATGGCGATTTAAGCTATCTAAATTTGGACTGGACACCTGTTCCTATAATACCAAAATTTGTAGACATTGTAGTAAATGGTTTAAATGATCGTTTATTCAAAGTAAAAACTTTTGCAGAAGACGCTATGTCTGCTGAAAAAAGAGATCAGTTCCAAAGACGTATTGAAAGTGAAATGGTGGCTAAACCACTGTTGCAACAAATAGAACAAGATTTTGGAGTAAATGTATTTCAAACTGAAGAGTCTGAGTTGCCTGGTAACGAAGAAGAGTTACAACTTTTTATGCAACTTAAATATAAGCCAGCTATAGAGATAGCAGCTGAAGAAGCGATTGACACTATACTACATCAGAATCAATATCAAGAAACAAGAAAAAGATGTGATTATGATTTAATGACGCTTGGCGTTAGTATGGCTAAGCATCAATTTTTACCAGGGCAAGGAATACAATTAGACTATGTTGACCCTGCAAATGTTGTATACAGCTATACAGAAGATCCTTATTTTAAAGATTGCTTTTATTGGGGTGAAATAAAAACCATTCCCATGGCTGAACTTGTTAAGATAGATCCAAATATATCTAATGAAGATATGGATAAGATTGCTAAGTATAGTCAATCCTGGTATAATTATTATAACACATCGCAATATTACGAAAACTCTATGTTCTATAGAGACACATGTACGTTGTTATATTTCAATTATAAGACCACTCATTCTTTTGTTTACAAGAAAAAACAAATGTCTGATGGAACTTTTAAAGTTGTTGCTAAAGACGACACCTTTAATCCACCTCAAGAAATGATGGATGAAGGAAATTTTGAAAGAGTAGAAAAGAAAATAGAAGTATGGTATGATGGTATAATGGTAATGGGTACAAACATTATGTTGAAATGGGAACTTGCAGAAAACATGGTTAGACCAAAGTCGGCTTCTCAGTTTGCGTATCCTAATTATGTTGCTGTTGCTCCAAGAATGTACAAAGGACACTATGAGTCTTTAGTAAGACGTATGATTCCTTTTGCAGACCTTATTCAAATAACACATTTAAAAATACAACAAGTGGTTTCTCGTGTAGTTCCAGATGGTGTATATATTGATGCTGATGGATTAAATGAAGTAGATTTAGGAACAGGCAACGCTTATAATCCAGAAGATGCTTTACGTCTTTATTTCCAAACAGGTAGTGTTGTAGGTAGGTCTTATACCCAAGATGGAGAGTTTAACAATGCACGTCAACCTATATCGCAACTTACTTCAAGCAGCGGTTCTGGTAAGCTTCAAATGCTGATAGGTAACTACAATCATTATTTAGATATGATACGTACAGTTACAGGCTTAAATGAAGCTCGAGATGCTTCTTCTCCGAATCCTGAAGCTTTAGTAGGTGTTCAAAAATTAGCAGCATTAAGTTCTAATACCGCTACTCGACACATATTAAATGGAAGTTTGTACTTAACTAAAAGACTGGCCGAAGGGATTGTGGTAAGAACAGCTGACGTAATGCAATATTCTGAATTTAAAAATCAATTTGCTATGCAGATTGGTAAATATAATTTAAGAATATTAGAAGATCTAAAAGATTTTTACTTATACGACTTTGGTGTATTTTTAGAAATGTCTCCAGATGAAGAGCAAAAAGCTATGCTTGAACAAAACATTCAGATGGCTTTATCTAAACAAGATATTAATTTAGAAGATGCTATTGATATAAGAGAGATCCATAATTTAAAAATGGCCAATCAGTTGTTGAAAGTAAAAAGAAAGAAAAAAGCAGAGATGGAGCAAATGCAACAGCAACAGCAACAGGCTGCTGCCGCTGAAATGCAACAACAACAATTTATGGCTCAAGCTCAAATGGAGCAACAAAAAATGGAAATGGAATTGCAAAACAAAATGCAGTTAAAGCAAAACGAAATTGCTATGGATATTGAAAAGCTTAAAAACGAAGCTCTGTTAAAAGCACAGTTGATGGAAGCAGAGTTTGGTTATAATCTTCAATTACGTGGAATGGAACAAATGCAAATAGATGAAAGAGAAAAGTCTAAAGAAGAAGGCAAGGCTAAAAGAATTAGTCAGGCTAATAGCCAGCAATCTAAATTAATTGAACAGCGTAAGAGAAACTTACCTCCAATAAACTTTGAGTCTAACGAAGACAGTTTAGATGGTTTTGATTTTGCTGAATTTAACCCACGATAAAAATATGAGGCAATCAGATAAACTTGTAATCAAGAAAAAGAAACCGATGTGCGATGAAGGTATGGATTCATACGATTCGTTCATAAAAAAGGGAAAAACACCTAAACAAGCAAATAAACTTGCGAGTGAATTGTGTGATGAGTTGGGCGAGAAAGCCACGTATTCTAAATAAAATTAGTAAAATGAGTAAACTAAGTAAAAAGAAAAGAAAGCAAGTTAGACCATCAGCTATTGCAAAAGAGTCTACTTCTGTACGTAAACCTAATGTTCCGACTAAGCCTCGAAGAAAGTTAAAAACTAAAAAAGAGGTTGAGGCATTCAAAAAGAAATATGGACACATAAAAGATGTTCCTAAACCTAAAATGAAGATGGGTGTAGCAGGAGGTGATTTACTGGGCGGCATGGGCAAAGGAGCTGTAAAAGGCATACGTAAAATTGCTAAGTATGTAGGAAAAAGTTTGGCTAAAAAAGCCATTAAAAAACTATAGAAAATAATACTTAAATTTGTAAAAAATAAAATCTAATGGAATTAAAAGTAAAAGAAGTTGGTGGCGGTCAACAAAAATCAAAAGCTGAAATAGAAGAAAGTCTATTAAAAAATCATGAAGAAAATCTTGAATCTAAAGAATCTTCAGTGGAAAAAGTAGAAACTGCTGATCAGCCAAAGGTTGTTGAAAACCCCACGCAAAAAGTTGAAGCTGAGGAGAAAACTCCTGAAGTAGAAACTCCTCCCACATTAGAGGTAAATGATGATAATGTTCTTTCATATATTAAAGAAAGATATAATAAAGATATTAATTCAGTAGATGAATTATTTGAAACAAAAAATTCAAATGATCCTTTACCTGAAGATGTCTTAAAATATTTTGAGTACAAAAAAGAAACAGGTCGTGGAATCGAAGACTTTTACAAATTGCAAAAGAACTACGATGAAATGGACGATGATTCTGTACTGGCTGACTACTATAGTATTCAAGAAGAAGGTCTTGATGCTATAGATATTCTTGATTTGATGGACGATAAGTTTGGATATGATGTTGATGAGGATGAAGAAAGAGATATTAAAAAAAGAAAGTTAGCCAAAAAAAGAGAACTTGCTAAAGCACGTAAGTATTTCAGCGAACAAAAAGATAAATATAAAATTCCTCTTGAGTCAAGCGGGGGTGGATTATCTGAAGATCAAGAAAAAAAACTTAATGCTTATCAGGATTATATAAAGGAATCACAAACTGTAGCTGATGAAAACCAAAAGCGATACAGTTATTTTTTAGATCGTACAAAACAAGTGTTTAACAACGAGTTCAAAGGTTTTGAATTTAGCGTTGGCGATAAAAAAATTAACTATAAGCCAGGTACGTCAGAAGAATTAATGAGTAAGCAGTCTGATGTTAACAATTGGGTCAATAAATTTATGGACGACAATGGTTTAATTAAAGATGCGGCAGGATATCATAAAGCCTTATCGGTTGCAATGAACCCTGAAAAGTTTGCTCAATTCTTTTACGAACAAGGAGTAGCAGCAGCTGTGGATGATGTTACACGTAAATCTAAAAATATAAATATGGATGTGCGTAGATCACCACAATTGTCTACTAAAGATAGCTTAAAAATACGTTCGGTTGGAGACAGCAGCAGTGGAAGAGGACTTAAAATTAGAAGTATTAATAAAAGTTAACAATTTAAAAAGTAAAAATTATGGCAGTAAATGCAACCCCAGGTTTCGATTTACAACCTTCAGCACAACAAGTGCCGTTGGA